CATCTCGAGCGCGGCCCACTGCGCGGCGGTGTGGGTGCGACCGCAGCCGCACGCCTTGTCGTCGGCGTCGAGGCGGGTGGTCATGGCAGTGCCTCCTCTTCGGTGAGGGCCTTGGGGGTGACGGCGACACGCAGCGCGCGCTCGGCGGCGACGTAGTCCATGGTCGTCTCGACGATGTCGTTCGGGGTCTCGCGACGGGCACGGACCCACGCGGCGTAGGCGGCGCCATAGGCTCGGGCGAGGTTGGCGATCGTGGCGTCGCTGGTCGTGGTGTCGACGACCACAACGCGGCCGGGCACCATCGCCGTGTGCGGGCCGGGGTGACCCGGGTACGCGTCGCACTGGACGCTGGCGCCACCGATGTCGGTGGTGAACGAACAGCGCGTGCCGCTCGGGGGCGCGCTCACAGCACACCTCGCGCCGACAGCGCCTCGTACGCCCCCCGCTCGTGCTCGATCGCCCGCTCCTCGCAGGTGTCCCACGCCTCGCCGATCCCCGCGCCGCGGTTGTCCGCGATGCCGACGGTCAGCGTCCCCTTGGGAAGGTCGGCGTACACGGCCCGGAGGCACGCCACGCACCGGAACCCCTCGGCCCCGCGCGGCAGCACCACGAGCACCTTGGCTGCCTCCGTGCAGCCGTGCACGTCGCAGCCGAGGCGGACGAACAGCTGCAGGTGCCGCTCGTACGCCGGCACGCGGTCGCTCGGTTGCAGCGCCTGCCTCGCCCACTCCTCGACGCCCATCGGGCCGTCGTCGCCGCGCTGCGCGTAGCTGGCCGACGTCGCGAGCGAGAGGCCGGTCTCGCCGCCCTCGTCCTCGACGGCCTCGGCGGCGTAGTGGAGCGCGTAGGCCGTCGCCAACGGGCAGCCCTGGGGGTTGACCAGCGCTTCGGCGTGAGCTTCCTTGGCGGCGAGCAGGGCCGCGTTGCGACCGCGGCTCACGACGCCACCTCGGCCACTACTTCGACGCGCACCACGTTCCCGGCGGCGTCGAGCCACTCGCGCACGAGGCGGCGCGCGGCGATGGGGGAGCGTCGGTAGCCCGTGATGGGCTCGTAGTAGGTTCGGGCAGTCATGACACCCTCTCGACGGTGACGACGGGGGCGGCGCCGCCGCCGAAGGTGACGCGGTCGCCGACGTTGAGCGCGCGGACAGCCTCGCACGTGTCGACGTCTTCGCAGTTGTCCGTCAAAAACTCGCTCAACGCGACCACCGCGCAGTCGTCGGGGTGGTCGCCGGTCTCGATGTGCAGGGTGACGTTGCTCATGCCCGGCCTATCGCACGCCGCGTGCCACTGCCCCGAATCCGCGAATCGCCCACGGATCCGCCGCGTAGCAGCGTACGCGCGTTCGCGCTTCCGCGTAGTACTCTTCGCGCTTCCGCGTAGCGCACTTCGCATTCGGCACGTTTTCCGCTGGATATCGCGCGGCCCTCACCTTGCTTGTCGCCACGCCCATGGCAGACGACACCCCTCTATCCCCTCCCCCACGCCACCGCAGGCGCTACCGTGTCGAGATCGTGGAGTACCTCGACGACGACGAGGCGACGCGAGAGACCCACGCGGCGACCGCTGCGGCGATCGAGGACATCCGGCGTAGGCTCGCGCAGACGGAGGCTGCATGATCGGCGAGTGCATCCACTGCGGGGCCCGCGGGCCCACCATCTACGGAGCCTGTCCGCGATGCATCTCGCCTCGTGCCGATGCAGTGGGCATCCACCTCGACGCCGCGCAGCAGCGCCGCAAAGGGGAGGCTCGTGCACGGAAGCGTACGCCGACGCGGGATGAGCATCCCGCACCCATCGTGCTCGACCCTTCCGCCCCCGTCCCGCGAGGGCTCGAGGCCCGGAGCGTCGTCGACTGGGTCACCGGCCGCGTCGCAGGGGTCGTCGCCTACCGACGCGACGAGTCTGCCAGTGCGGTCGAGGACGTGCACCGTGCCGCTTGTCGCGAGGCTGGGGTGTGGACCCCAACGATGGGGAGGGGACAGTGACCGACTACACCGCCTTCGTCGCGGGCAAGACCCAAGCGGCAGCACAGGGAGGCTTCCCCCCCCTGTGGCTCCCCGACTGGCTCTTCGACTTCCAATCTCACCTCGTGGACTGGTCGCTACGCCAGGGTCGCGCAGCTGTGTTCGCGGACTGCGGCATGGGAAAGACGCCCATGCAACTCGTGTGGGCGGAGAACGTGGTCCGCAAGACCAACCGGCCCGTGCTCATCCTGACGCCACTCGCGGTGACTCAGCAGACCGTACGCGAGGCCGAAAAGTTTGGCATCGAAGCGCACCGGCCGGCGATGGGGAGGGAGCGCCCCGGAATCTCGGTCACCAACTACGAACGCCTCCGGCACTTCGACCCCTCCGACTTCGCGGGGGTCGTCTGCGACGAGTCCTCGATCCTCAAGTCGTTCGACGGCACGACCCGAGCGGCGATCACTGAGTTCATGCGCGAGACCCCGTATCGACTGCTCTGCACTGCAACCGCGGCGCCGAACGACTACGTCGAGCTCGGGTGCTCGTCGGAGGCGCTAGGTCATCTTGGATTCATGGACATGCTTGCGCGCTTCTTCAAGAACGCTCGCAACAACGCGAGCCTCGGTCGCGCGTGGGCAACCTCTGGCGGAGGTCAGCCGCAATGGCGCTTCAAGGGTCACGCCGAACAGCCGTTCTGGCGATGGGTCACATCCTGGGCTCGAGCCGCACGCAAGCCTAGCGACCTTGGATTCAGCGACGACCGATTTGTGCTGCCCGAACTCATCGAGCGCGAGCACGTGGTGGCCGCGGACCGACCGCGCGAGGGCATGCTCTTCTCGGTGCCGGCCATTGGACTACAGGAGGAGCGTGAGGAGCGACGCAGGACCCTCACCGAACGGTGCGCGAAGGTGGCCAAGCTCGTCGACCACAAGGACCCGGCCGTCACGTGGTGCCATCTGAACGACGAGGGCGACGCTCTCGAGCGCATGATCCGCGGCGCGGTGCAAGTGAGTGGCCGCGACTCCGACGAGGAAAAAGAGGAGAAGTTCGCCGCGTTCGCGGCCGGTCAAATCCGCGTACTCGTGACCAAGCCCGTCATCGGCGCTTGGGGCCTGAACTGGCAACACTGCGCACACATGACGGCATTCTCCGGGCACTCCTTCGAGCAGCACTACCAGAGTGTCCGCCGCTTCTGGCGGTACGGTCAGACCCGGCCCGTCATCGTCGACCACGTGCTCAGCGACGGAGAGCAGCGCGTGCTGGCCAACCTCCGACGCAAGATGACGCAGGCCGAAACCATGTTCTCGCGCCTCTCCGGCAACATGGCCGAGGCTATCAGTATTGAGCGCGCCGCGCTTGCCCTCACCGACAAGGAGACGATCCCATCATGGCTGTAGCAGCTCAGGTCATCACGGACAGGTACGCGATCTACAATTCCGACTGCGTCGAGGTGCTCCAGACCTTGCCGAAGGAGAGTATCCACCTCTCGGTCTACTCGCCGCCTTTCGCTGGTCTGTACCACTACTCGTCGAGCGAACGCGATATGAGCAACTGCCGCAGCTACGAAGAGTTCATGGAGCACTACACGTTCTGCGTCCGCGAACTGACGCGCGTCACGAAGCCTGGGCGCATCACTGCTGTCCACTGCACCGACGTGCCGAGCGGCAATACGGGTCGGGACCACATGCGCGACTTCCCCGGCGACATCATCCGTCAGCACGAGGCGCTCGGATGGAACTACGTGGCGCGGTACGCCGTGTGGAAAGACCCATTCGTGGTCTACCTCCGCACGTTGCAGAAGTCTCTTCGCCACCGCACGTGCGTCGAGGACTCGTCGCGATGCTCCGTCGCCGCCGCAGACTACCTGCTCGTATTCCGCAAGAAGGGCGAGAACGCGGAGCCGATCGCGCATCCCATCGGACTCACGTCCTACGCTGGGTCGCGTACGCCGCCCGAGGCCGTGATGAAGTATCGCGGATGGACGGGCAAGCAGACCGAGAACAGGTACTCTCAGTGGGTGTGGAGGCAGTACGCGTCCGCATTTTGGGATGACGTGCGGCTTGACCGTGTACTTCCCTTTCGCGAGGCGAAGGACGACAAGGACGAGAAGCACGTGCACCCACTTCAACTCGACGTCATCGACCGCGCCGTGGTTCTCTGGTCGAACCCCGGCGACGTCGTAGTGACACCCTTCATGGGCGTTGGCTCCGAGTGCTTCGGTGCGGTGCGGAATGGACGCAAAGCGCTCGGCGTCGAACTAAAGCCCAGCTACTACTCGCAGGCGGTGCGCAACATGGAGATCGCCGTCGCCGGATCCTACGAGACGGACGCGGTGGCCGAGCCGGACCGGCAGACCGAGATGTTTGCCGATGGGTCCACGATGGATAGCGAGTGACGTGACCACGCTCGCATGGACCGACCCGCGGCACCCGTGGATGCGGGACTACCTGGTGCTCGAGTTGCCCCCGCTGCCCCCATCGCCGCGTCGATGCGAGCACTGTTCCGGCGGCATGCATCACCGACGCGCAGGCGCCATCTACTGCTCTGACCGCTGTGCCCGTCGAGCGCGATGCGCAGACCGCATCGGGCGCCCCCGTGTCGCCGCATGCATCGAGTGCGGGGCGTCGCTCGCTCACCGCACGCTCGCCGCTGTCTACTGCTCGCGCCGATGCGAGCGCCGTGGGTACGGGGCCGGACGCCTCGTCCGCATCACGAGGGACCGATCATGAGCCAACGTCGTGACGCCGAAGGCAAGCGCTCCCGCATCCTCGCCGCGCTCCTCGACGGGACCGGCCGGACCACGGGCGAGGTGGCCACCATGCTCGACACGTCGGGGCCGGGCGCGCTGTACCTGCTCCGCGGGCTCGAGGGGAAGGGCCTCGTCGCCTGCATCCGAGACCGGCGGGAATGGGTCTGGCATCGGCCGCAGCCGCTGTCCGAGAGCGATGTGGAGGGGATGCCGTGATCCTCCGCCCCTACCAGCAAGACCTCGTGCACCGCGTGAGCCAAGCCTTCCGCCGCGGGCGCGCGGGCGTGATGCAGATGGCCACGGGCGGAGGCAAAACGGCCTGCGCCGCCACCATCATCGAGCGCGCCGTGGCGAAGGGGCGGCGCGTTGTCTTCGCCGCGCACCTCGACACGCTGGTCGGCGATACCTACGCGCGCCTCGTCAAGGCCGGCGTCCACGCGGGCTACGTGCAGGCGGGGCGACCCTCCGACCCGACGGCGCCCACGCAGGTGGCGAGCCTCGCGACGCTCTACTCCCGCGGCGAGCGCCCGCCCGCCGACCTCATCATCGTCGACGAGTGCCACCGTGCGCCGAGTGCGAGCCCACGCGAGATCCTCGAGAGCTACGGCAAGGCGTGGATCCTTGGGCTCACCGCCACGCCGCAGCGCGGGGACGGTCAGCCGCTCGGCGAGATCTTCGACTGGATGGAGTGCGGCCCCACGGTGCGCGAACTCATCGCGTCGGGCTACCTCGTGCCGGCCGACGTGCTGGCCCCCATCGTGCCGGTCGACGCCCTGGTCACCGAACCCGTCGAGGCGTACCTCGCGCACTGCAAGGGCCGGCGTGCCATCGTCTTCGCCGCCAACGTCAACCACGCCGAGTGGATCGCCTACGGCCTCACCGCGCGCGGCGTCCCCGCGGCTGTGATCACCGGCGAGACCCCGCGGGCCGAGCGGGAAGCGGCGAGGACCATGCTTGTCGAGGGCGGCCTCTCCGCGCTCGTGTCGGTCAACGTCTTCGTCGAGGGGTGGGACTGCCCTGCGGTCGACGCTGTGATCCTGGCTCGCGAGTTCTCGGTCGTCGGCAGCTTCCTCCAGGCGATCGGGCGCGGACTCCGCCCCGCTCCGGGCAAGGCCGACTGCATCGTTGTCGACCTACGCGGCAGCGTAAACCTGCACGGTCTCCCCGACGAGGACCGCGCGTGGAGCCTCACCGGCAAGCCCAAGCGGACGGAGACCCTCACCGCCCTTCGACGCTGCCTCAAGTGCGCCGCGATCTTCCGTCCCGCGCGTACGTGCCCACGGTGCGGCGCGGTCAGCGATGCGAAGGCCGAGGGCGCCAAGCTCCCGCGGATCCTCGACCGGGACGAGAAGCTCGAACGACTGAGCCACCTCAGCCAAGAGGACCGCGATCGTCGGTACCTCATGAGCCTCGTCAACGTGGCGATCAACCGGATGCGCATGCCCGAGCACCGGGCCGAGCAGTGGGCACTGAGGACGTTCGAGCGGAAGTTCGGGAGGGCGTATGGCCAGCACGCGGCGTAGTGGTCCGAGGGCGAATCCTGAGGAGGCGATCGTGCGCGAGGCCCTCGCCGCCCACGGGGCCGAGCCGGGCGTCCTCCTGCTCAGGAACGTGGTCAAGACCGTGCCGAACCCGTGGGTCCCCGGTGCGCTCCTCACCTTCGGCCTCGGCGAGGGCACCCCCGATGTCGTCGGCTCGGTCGTCTGTCCCTGCCCGACGTGTGGCACCCCCGGAGCTCGCCCGCTCGGGCTCGAATTCAAGACGCCGGTCGGGCGCGCCAAGGATCACCAGCGCGCCGTGCACGAGGCGTGGCGGTCGCAGGGGTGGCTCGTCGAGATCGTGCGCAGCGTGGACGCCGTGGGCGACGTGCTCGACCGAGCTCGGAGGGGCCGGTGAGGCTCATCGATCGCCTCGACGGGCACGCGGCACCATTCGGGACGCGCAAGGGCAGCACCAAGGGCATCGTGTTCGCGATCCCTGGGCTCGACGCCGTTACCGCCCTCTGCGCAGGCCCCGGCTGGCCCGTGGTTGTGCGCCTCGGCGGGCGCTGGCACGTCTCCCCGCCCGTCCAGACCTCCGAGGAGGCCGCACAGGCGGCCATCGGGCTTGTGATGGCCTTCGACCGGGTGGAGGAACAGCGGCAGGAGTCCGAGGCCACCGAGCGGGGGCGCGACACCGTGACCGATCGCGACGAGGTGCGCGACATCCGCCGCCGGCTCGCCGACCCGGCCCGCGTCGTCGCCGCACTCGGCCTCGGGAAGGGCGCGCGCCCGTCCACCCGCGGCGTCATGGTGCGGTGCCCGGCCCACGAGGACAACACCGCGTCCTGCTCGGTCCGGGCAGGCAAGGATGGCACCATCATCGCCGTCTGCCACGGGTGCCAGTGGCGTGGCGACGTGCTCGGGCTTGTGGCGGCCGTGCGTAGGCTCGACCCGCGGAGGGAGTTCCGGCGCGTCCTCGAGGAAGCGGCGCGGTTGGCTGGAGTGACGTTGAGGGAGACGAGGAGGGCTGCATGAACACGTGGGAACCGGGAACCTATCACGAGGACCCGACCGTCAACGCTCTGCTGAACATTGCGGCGTCGCTCGCAGCGCGCGCCGCTGCGCAGCGGGAGCTTCTGTACGGACTGAAGTACGGGAAGGACACGGGATTGAGCGTCGCCGAGGCCATCGAGGTTGCCGGAGAGAAGGCCGGCGCCGAGATCGCGATCGGGCTCCAGGGTGTGGCGGATGCCATCGAGAGGCGCGGATGACCGAGGTCGACCCGATGGATCCCAACGCGACAGACCCCGACGACGGCTCGTGGCCTTCGTTCGAGGATGACTCCGAGCCCGACGGCTTGAAGCTCGAGGGCAACACCCACAACGACGACGCCAACGCGCTCCGGCTGGTCGAGTGGCACGGCGCGTTCGTGCGCTACGCCACCGATATTGACAAGTGGTACGGATGGGACGGCAAGGTGTGGGTGCGGAACAAGGCGCCCGTCACGCTCGCCGCGCGCCGCGTAGGCCCCCGCCTCGAAAGGGAAGCGCGCGCCCGTCTAGCCTCCGCGGTGCGCAAGGCAGATGGCGTAGGCGCCGCCCCCCCGAGCGAGGACGAGCAGCCGAAGAAGAGGGCCAAGACCCTGAGGACGCCCGACGAGATCTTCGCCGCCGCCGAGCTGAAGCACGCGGTGCAGAGTCGCAACGCCGGGCGCATCGAGGCCATGATCAAGCTCGCGAGCGCTGACCCTCGCGTTGCCGTCCCGCTCGACGCCTTCGACGCCGACCTCAACACGCTCAACACGCAGAACGGGATCGTCGACCTGCGCACTGGTCGGCTCACGCCGCACACGCCGGGCCACATGATGTCGAGGATCACCAACGCCGAGTATCACCCGCGCGCCACCTGCCCCACCTGGGAGTGGCTCATCGACTACGCGATGGGATCGGACCGCGACCTCATCGGCTTCCTGCGCCGGTACGTCGGCTACATCCTCACCGGGCACGTCACCGAGCAGTGCCTCCTATTCAACCACGGCGTAGGCAACAACGGGAAGTCGGTCATCATGGGGGCGCTCGCGCACGTCCTCGGCACCTACGCCGTCGCCGCCCCTCGCCCGTTGCTCGTCATCCAGCGCAACGAACCGCATCCCGCCGAGCTCCTACGCCTCCGCGGCGCCCGGATGGCCCTCTGCGCCGAGGTAACCGAGGATATGCAGCTCGACGAAGCCAAGCTGAAAGACCTCACCGGCGGCGACAAGATCGCGGCCCGAGGAATGGGTGAAAACTTCCTCGACTACACACCGACGGCAAAGCTCGTTCTCAACGGCAATCACTTGCCCAAAATTCGCGGCACCGATCACGGTCAATGGCGGCGCTGGCGCATGGTCCCGTGGAACGTCGTCGCCACCACGGTCGACAAGAGCCTCCCCTCCAAGCTCGCCGCCGAGGCCGAAGGGATCCTGGCTTACGCCGTGGCCGCCGCGCAGGAGTGGTACGCCCGCGGCCTCGAGGCGCCCCCGGGAGTCCTCGCCGCCACCTCGGCGTTCAGAGAGAGCAGCGACGAGCTTGGGGACTTCTTCGGCCGCCGCGTCGAGTTCGCTCCCGACGCACGCATTGCGCGGAAGCAACTCTGGCATGCGTACAAGTCCGACTGTGAGGACAACGGCGCCAAGCCCATAGAGTCACGCACGTTCTGCGCCAGGCTGCGCGCACGTGGTTGTAGGGATGTGAAGGTGCGCCACATGGGTAGCATCACGGATGGGTGGGCTGGTATCGCACTGCGAGAGATGACCCTTGATGCGGTCGAAGGAGTGACCGGAACCCTGCTTTCGTAGGGACTGTAGGGCCCATGTCCCTACGGTGGTCCCTACACCGAAACGACTTTATTTATAGCGTATTTGTTACTTGTAGGGATGTAGGGACATAAGTGTAAATACGCATATAGGAAGTACGAAAATCATGATCGCGATCGTATTGAGAGCAGAATGGAAGATGGTCCCTACATCACTACGTCACCACGCTGGTAGGTCACCTCCGACCCACCACCATTCCGGCCATGGGTCAAAGGTGACCCGGTGACCCCCCGAGTAGAAAAACGCCGGGAAATCCTGCTACTGGCCCTCGACGCCGGGCCGAAAACCACGGCAGAACTGGCCAAAGCCGCTGGGGTGGACCGCTTCGTCGTCCGTCAGGACCTCGTCGCGCTCGAGGCAGCCGGTCTCGTCGAGCACGTGGTGACCAAGTCGAGGGCGGCGCGCGGTGGGGCCGCCATGTGGGCCAGGATGGCCGACAACCGCCTGCGAGGCGCCGCCATGGAGGCAGCCGCGGTGGCGAGGGTCAACGCGTTTGCGGCCCCTCGGAGGGCGAAGGCGTGACCGGGGGTGGCAGAGGCAGGGATCTTTCCGTAAGGGCGATCCATGTCGAAGGGCAACACCGCAGAGAGCGACTTCATCCTCAAGGCGTTCAACGCAACCGAGCTGTCCTGGAGCGCCATCACGCATCTCTACGTGGGCCTACACACGGGCGACCCCGGCGAGGGTGGCAGCCAGAACACGAGCGAGTGCGCGTATGGCTCCTACGCCCGCGTCGCGGTGATTCGGACGAGCGCCGGGTGGACGTGCTCTGGCTCGTCGGCAACCAACACGGCGGCGATCGAGTTCCCCGAATGCACCTCGGGCAGCGAGACCATCACGCACGTCTCGGTCGGCACCGACACCAGCGGCGCGGGCCAGATCATCTACAGCGGCGCCCTCAACGCCTCGCGCTCGGTGTCGTCGGGTATCCAGCCTCGCTTCGCCGCGTCAGGCCTCACCATCACCGAGGACTGACATGCAGACGCCCATCATCGCCGGCTTCCCTCAGCCCCCGTACACCTGCAAGCAGTGCGGCCTCGCCGTGCTTGTGCGCGCGGGCCACGAGCCGCTGCGCGCGTGCGACTGCAAGGCGCCGATCGTCGCCAACGTCACCGCGCAGGCCCACGGATCCGGCGGGCTGAAGGGCTGAACGTGGCGGGCTTCGCCAACATCCGCGAGTTCGCCACCGCGCACGAAGAGGGGCGCACGGTGGTCTCGCACTGCCGCAAGCTCCCCGGTGCGGCGATGGTGTCCACCGGGGGCTGGTGGGTGGACCTGTCCATGGGCGGCGGCAACCCGCTGACCAACTACTACGCCGGCAGCCCGCTCACCGCCTCGACGCTCGACGGGACGCGCGGCATCTGGCACGGCACCAACAAGAGCCCGCAGGAGACGTACCTGACGGGCATGGCGCTCAACACCATCACGGCGGGGCTGGTCGGCCACTACAAGCTGCTCGACTACCTGCTCTTCTATCCGTTCATCGACGGCGACAGCGCCGACGAGCAGACGATGGACAACAGCGTCACGCTGCCTCGCTACACGAGCGGCGAGGGTGTCTACGCCATGCTCGTGACGACCGGCGCGACGACGGGCGGCGGGGTGTTCACCTACAGCTACATCGACAGCGACGGCAACCCGCAGACGTCACCCACCATCTCGTGCAGCGTGGCGGCGTCCAACGTCGCCAGCATCGTCACGAGCGAGCCGGCCACTGCGGCGGGCGGCAACCTGTGGCTGCGCATGGCCGAGGGCACCAAGGGTATCCGCTCGATCACGTCGCTGACCTTCAGCGTGCCGAACGGCGGCGTCTGCGCGCTCGTGCTGGTCAAGCCGTTGCTCGACCATACGATTCTCGAGGTCAACACGCCCCACGAGGTCAACCTCGTGCGCGAGGGCTACCGGCTGCCGCGCATCGTCGACGGCGCCTACTTGGGCCTGATCATGAAGTGCGCGGCGACGGTCGCGTCATCCACCCTCACGGGGCGATTCGAGTTCGCCTGGAACAGCGCATAGGAGAGCACATGGCCGGCTTCGGATCGCACGACGACCTCATCTCGGAACTGACCGCGCAGGGCAAGTTTCGCAGCATCGAGATGGCCAAGACCACGGCCCCCGTCCACACCGCGGGCGGCTGGCACATGCTGTCGGGCCTCGCGGGCTACCCGAACGCGACGACGTTCCCTGGCACCGACCTCGTGTGGAGCAACTGCGACGAGAACACGGGCGACGGCACCACGATCCTTGGCCCCCCGCACGGCGGCGCAGTCAGCACCGACACGAAGCACATCCTCGCGGTGGGCGCGTCCATCACCGCGGCGGCCGGCGCCCCGTGGCAAGCCAAGCTCGTCGATCTGCTCGGCTACTACCGCCTGAGCACGACCAACGTCACCGGCACCGGAAGCCGCGTGCTGGTCAACAGCGAGACCTTCACGGCCAACGCCGGGACCGACATCATCACCTACGCGCAGGACTGGAAGAGCGGCACGAAGGTGCGGTTCACCACCACGACCACGCTGCCGGCGGGCCTGTCGCTGAACACCGATTACTGGCTGGTGCGGCAGTCGGCGACGACGGCCAAGGTCGCGAGCTCGTACGCCAACTACGTGGCCGGCACCACGATCGACATCACCGACGCGGGCACCGGCACGCACACGCTGACGACCCGGGTCGCGCGCTACAACGACGGCGTCGGCGCACAGGCCGCGTTCGTGGTGCAGACGCAGCCCACCGCGGGCGGCCCCAACCTCAGCGCGAGCTCGTACACCAACAGCGCCGGCACCAACTCGCGGGCCTTCCAGGGCTCGCCGACGATGGGCGCCACGGCCGACGGCTACGCCACACGCATCCTGCACAGCGGCAACGCCGCGGGGCGCTACGGGCCCTTCCTGCCGCTCCAGGGCGCGGACACCGGCATCCGCAGCATCGAGTCGTTCACGTGGAGCGGCGGCACCGCGTACACCGGCTCGGGCGTCGTGGCGCTGACCATCTACAAGCCCCTGGGCGTCGACCTCATCCTCCCCGCGACGGGCGTCTGGTCGGAGAAGGACCTCGTCAACCAAGTGCCCTCGCTCCCGCGCATCGAGGACGGTGCGTGTCTCGCCTGGCTGCTGTTCGGCGTGGGCGCGACCACCACGGCGAGCCCGTTCCTGTCGCGCGTGGACGTGGGCTGGGGGTGAGTCGTGGTATACTTGCAGGCATGCGCGTTGTTCACAGCGGGTTGCATCCGTGCGTTGGGCCGTGGACCGTCGACGAGGCTGGCGTTTGGCGACGCTGGCGCATCGTCCCCGAAGGGGAGGTCCCGGTGCTCGCCGCGGAGACCGACAACCCCGACGAGCGCGCGGCCTGCGATGCGGAGCTCGTGGCCCACGTGGTTCGCGACCCTACGTTCGCGGCCCGCGTGCTTGCGGGTGAAGTCATTCGGGCCGGGCGCGTTTACGTGCGACCAGCGACCGACAGCGACCAGTGCGGCGAGGTCGTCGTTGGCCGCTATGCGCTCGCCGTCGACCTGCGCTGAGACAAGGGGGCCATGATGGCCCTGCTCGGCAACGGCGTCCGCTACGGCAGCATGAACCCCGGCCGCACCGGCTTTGGGGTCGCGTCGGTGTACGCCGTGTCGCGCTCGGGCAACCAGAGCGGCGGCGGCCTGCGCAACTGGTGGGCCAGCGAGGCCACCTACAAGCCGAGCCCGGCGATCCCTGGCGCTGTCTACACTGCGATCCCCGACGGCTACAACGCCCCGGGCGCGTGGGCGCTGGCGCCGAAGGCGGGCGGCATGGCCTCGCGGAACATGATCGCGGGCTCGGGCACCGTGAGCGCCGCCGCGCTGTTCTCGAGCACGCCGCTGTCCGCCACGCTGGCTGGCACCGGCAGCATCAGCGACGCCGCGTGCGCCCTCGTCGTCAGCCTAGCCGCCACGATGACGGGCGTCGGCAGCCTGTCGGGCTCGCTCGTCGGAGGCTTGCAGCTCGCCGCCGCGCTGGCGGGGCAAGGCTCGCTTGCGGCCTCGCTGAAGGTCGTCGCCGGCCTCGTGGCGACGCTACCGGGCACGGGAAGCGTGGCGGCAAACCTGACCGGCTACGCCAACATGGAGGCCGACATCCTGCCCTATACGGACCTGTCGCCGCAGGCCCTGGCAGCGGCCGTCTGGAACGCGGCGGTCGCGAGCTACCAGGAGGCCGGCAGCACAGGCGAGGCGTTGGCAGCGGGAGGGAACGGAGGAGCGGTGTCGACGTACAACAGCACGAGGAGCGTTGCAGGCGAGGCGCGGTGGCTGGCTGGCTTGACGACCGCGCGGCAGTTCCGGCTGCTGGGCCTCGACGGCGACGGCGAAGACCTGACCGGCTACACCGTGACCGCCTACTGCAAGCCGGACGCGGGCGGCGAGACGTTCTCGCGAAGCTGCACGGTCGTGGCCGCCGCTACCGGCGACGTGTCGTTCTCGATGGCGTCGCAGCAGTGGGGCTACCTGGCGGGCAAGGGGTTCCTGCTGCAATTCAAGGCGGTCAACGGCGGCACGACCCACTACTACCCCGAGGACGGGCCAGTGACGGTAACGCTTGAGGCGTTGGTGGCGGAGTAGGACGGCGCGCACCCTTGACAGTCCCCGATCTTTCCATAGGGGCGATCGGGTGGCTCAGCGCCCAGGTCGGAAGCGTGGTGACGTCGACGCGCCCATCGGAAACGATGCGGGCCCTCGTCAGAAGTTCACGCCCGAGCGCATCGCCAAGATGGTGGAGCTGGTTCGCACCGGCCTCCGCTACCCGCGCATCTGCGCCGCCGTCGGCATCCACTACGACACGCTGAAGGAGTGGCGAGAGCGCGCGCGGGCGGGCCGCCCGGAGTACGTCGAGGCGATCGACGCGATGGTGGCCGCCGAGCGCGATTGGGAGGTGTCCGCGCTCGCGTGCATCAAGGCCGCGGGCGTCACCTCGTGGCAGGCGTGCGCGTGGCTCCTGCAGCGCCGCTGGCCCGAGACCTACGTCGCGCCGATGCGGTACGCCGAGCGCCGCGCCGAACTCCGCGCGCAGCTCCGCACCGACGAAGACCGCGCCGAGACCGCGTCGAAGGCGAACGTAAACCCGGACGCGATGATCCGGTTTCTGCTCGACTTTTTCCCCGACGTCGTGCGCAAGGCGCAGGTCGCGCCGGCCTCGATCGTCGTGGGCGAGCCGCCGCAGGGCGCCGAGGTCGACCCGGCCGACGATGCCGACGGGGAGGCGGAAGAGGATGGCTGACGCATCGATGACGGCGCCGGCCGACGCACCGCAGGCCGACTGCCCGTGGCTGCTCCGCGCGGCCGAGGCGGGCGACCGCGGCTACATCATGAGCACGTGGCGGAAGACCGCGCGCACGCACCTGCGCTGGCTGCGCGACGTGCCGGACAGCGTCTACGACGACCGCCGTCATGGGTACGTGCGACACGTCGAGGCGATCCTGGACCGCTGCGACAGCGCCGCCGAGAAGGCTGCGCGCGCCATCGTGGCCTGCGACCCCGAGAACCCCGAGATCCTCTACGGGTACGCGGTCGCCGAGGGCGAGGCGATCCACATGGTCTACGTCCGCGGCGCGTTCCGTCGTCAGGGCGTGGCGCGCGGGATGCTCGAGGCGCTCGGCATCCGAGCTCCGACGGTGGCGACGATCGACGTGCCCCGCTGGGTGCGCGAGCGATGGGCGCCCGATCACGATCCGTTTGCGGCACCGCTGGCCGGCCACCTGTTCCAGGCATGGTGCCTGGCCTGGCGCACGGCCTTCGGCGAGTTCCGCGTGGTGGGTGTCCGATGACTCTCGACGAGCAGATCAACACGCTGGCCGCGAAGCAGACGAACGACATCCAGGCGCTCGGCGTCGTCACGTTCGAGCAGGCCTCGGCCAACGCCGTCTTCGACGCCCGCCGCACGGCGCTGCTGCTCGCGGTGCGTGGCCGGGAGGGCGAGATCCAGGCGCTCATGGTGCAGCGCGCGAACCAGGCCGCGATGCGCATGGCGGGGCAGATGGCGCAGCAGGCTGCGGCGGCCGAGATCCATGCGGCAGCCCAGGCTGCGGCGGCCGAGGCAGACACGTCGGCGTCCGCGCCGCAGGAGGGTTGACACATGGCATCGCTCAAGGACTTCGTCATCAAGTCGGTCATCACGCTGCACGCCAACGAGGGGAGTGGCCAGCGCGTGTTCAACAACGAGGGGCCGGAGAAGATCCTCGTGGAGTGGGGCCCCATCGAGGGGACGATCATTATCCGTCGCCCGAGCGCGGACCCCGAGCTCGTCCACCTCGCGCAGGTGAAGTACGTGGTGCTGGGTGAGGTGAAGCGGGAGGCGGCGAAGTGACCACGTTCGCGCCTGGCCGCAGTGGCCCCGCGGTGTCGTCTCACAGCACGCGGGGGCTGGTGCCGCCGAAGATGGCGTGTGAGGGGACGGTCCTTGTCGTGCCCAAGGCGGCGTTGACCGAGATCGACCCATCGCGCGCGGTGGAAACCCTGCTCTACGGTCTGAACGGCGGCGCTGTCTCGGCCAACGCCGCCGCAACCACCATCGCTCAGCAGGCGAGCGACGACATGGACGCGCTCCTCGAGCGCAATCGCCGATACCTGGCAGACCGCGACGAGGTTGTGGCCGAGGTGCTGGCCGAGCGTCCCCCTCACACCGCGAGCGACTTCTGATGGCCATGCTCACCACCCTTCGCGAGGACATCGAGCGCTTCCACGTCGAGACGGGGCAGAAGCCGTCCGAGTGGTTCATGGACGTAGAGGGACTGCCCGAGCTCTTGGGCGAGCTGCGCGAGCGCTTCCACGTGCCGTGCGACGACCCGGGCTTCCCCAAGGGTGCGGTGGCGATCCTGGACGGCGTGACCGTCTGGGCGGTGCGCACGGGTACACCGAATCGGCGCGTGGAGGTTCCGCCGGGGTTGGATACTGCAACCGCGCGGATCTGGCTGCGCTGCGAGGCCGAAGCCGCCGAGCTGCGTGCCACCATCGCGCGCAGCAACGGAGGCACCTCCGCCGCGTGGCGCGCGCGCGACGAGCTGCGCAAGCTCGAGGCCGAGGCGGACGCGCCACGCCCTAAGGCCTCCCGATGAACCCATGCGCCGCCGACCTCTACGCGCTGGGTTTCCCCGAGCAGCAGGCGTTCATTCGCGACCCCGCGCGGAAGAAGTCGCTCATCTGCCCGCGGCGCGCCGGCAAGAGCAAGGCGTGCGCGATCTACATGATCCTCGTCTGCATGCTCTTCCCGGGCTGCCGCTGCGTGTACATTGGCCTTACGCGCGGCACGGCGAAGGAGATCATGTGGGAGATGCTGCAGCAGACCGCGAACGCGGCCGGCATCGTCTTCACGAAGAACGAGACCGAGCTCTCCCTGACGTTCGGCAACGGGTCGCGCCTGCGCCTCATCGGCCTCGACGCCGGCCGCGACGAGATGAAGAAGACGCTCGGCGGCAAGGTCAAGCTAGCCCTCCTCGACGAAGCCGCGTCGTTCCGCGTCGACCTGAAGGCGCTCATCAAGGAGCACCTCACGCAGAGCCTCATGGACGACCGCGGCACGCTGGCGATGGTCGGCACGCCCGACCCCGACGAGGCGCGCGGCTTCTTCTACGAGGTGACGACGGGCCGCGTCGACGGGTGGTCGCGCCACACGTGGTCGACCGCGCAGAACCCGTACATGGCGACGCAGTACGCGGAGGAGATCGCGACCATCGCCGCCGAAGACCCGCTCTACGTCGAGACCGACGGCTACCGCTGCATGTACCTCGGCGAGTGGCCGCGCGATCACAAGGGCCGCGTCTACCAGGCGACGCGCGAGCGCAACCTCATCGCGGCCGAGCCCGCCGGCATCGTCTACCGCATCATCGCGATCGACCTCGGGTGGACCGACCCGAGCGCGATCGTGGAACTAGGCTGGCGCCTGAACGACCCGGTGCTCTACGTGCTGCACGCCGAGTCGTCGCCGCACATGGAGATCAACGAGATCGCCGCGCGCGTGCAGGCCATCGCCGAGCGCAAGCGCGACCCCGCCGACTACGTGCGCTTCGTCGTCGACGGAGCGAACCAGCAGGTCGTGCAGGAGCTCCGTCGCCGCTACGGCCTGCCGCTCGCCGATGCCGAGAAGGTCGAGAAGGTGGCGCACATCGGCATGATGAACGCCGACATCGTGCGCGGTCGCGTCCAACTGGTCGCCCCCTCGACGCAGCCTCTCCTCCACGAGTGGACCGGCGCCGACGAGAAGGGCATCGCGATCAAGAGCGACTCGGCCCGCGACGCGGTGCCGCTGGTGTGGGACGCGCGCGCGGCCAACGCCAAGCCTCCGCGCCGTGTCGAGGACCCGCGGTGCGCGAACCACTGCTCCGACGCTGCCCTCTACGGATGGAGGACGGCGCGCGCCTACCGCGAGATGGAGCCGGGCCCGAAGCCTACGGCGGACGAGGCCATGACGATGATGCTGGCGGAGAAGCGCCGGAAGAAACTGCGTGAGATCGAGCGCCGACAGGGCGGGAGGGTGTGGCCATGACGATGGAGGTCGTACGCATCGAGCGACACGCGCCGATGCCGCAGACGCGCGAAGAGCGCCGCTGGTGGGTGCTCGAGGGCGCCGCGCTCGCTAACGCCGTGGCGGGGGTGTGGGCGCAGAGTCGCAAGACCTCGACCCGCCGCCTGGACGAGCGTCGGCACTGGTGGGCGCTCTACGGCGACGACACGCAGGCCCGCGAGGACGGGGGCACGCTGCGTCGGCTGACGAGCAGCAACATGTGCCACTCGACGGTGCAGACGTGCCTGGCCCACATCGCCAAGAGCCGGCCACGCCCGCTGTTCGCCACGCAGGACGGGGACGACGAGCTCCAGCGCAAGGCCAAGGACCTGACGACGTTCAGCGACGGCATGCTGGACCAGATGCGGATCGGCGAACTCGGCCAGCTCGTGTTCCGTGACGCCGCCATCGAGGGGACTGGCCTGCTCTACATCCAGGCCGACCGCGACGCGGGCGAGATCACGGCGGAGCGGGTGCCGACCGACGAAGTGGAGGTGCCGCTGCACCAGGGCAGCAACCCGCGCTGGATGGTGCGGCGCAAGCTCGAGGAGCGGGACGATCTGATCGCCCGCTACCCGGAGGCCGAGGAGGACATCCTCGCCCGGCCCGCGGCGAACCCGCGCGACCTGAACGACGACCGGATCGAGGTGCTCTACGCCTGGCACCTGCCGACGCGCCGTGTGCGGTGGCTCGACGAAGAGGGCGCCGAGATTCCGGAGCGACGCAAGGGGGCGAAGGCGAAGACGGACGGGCGCCATGTCGTCGTGATCGGGGACGTCGTCCTCCACTCGATGCCGTGGACGTGGCCGCGCTTCCCGATCCTGCCGCTGCGGTGGGAGCCGCCGACCGACACGCGCGGATGGTGGGGCGTCGGGCTCGTCGAGCTCATCGCCGGCAAGCAGGAGGAGTTGGACGACCTGAGCAAGGACGTGCAGACGGGTCACCGCCTCGGCGGCAAGCCGATGATGTTCCTCTTCGACGGGTCGCAGGTCGACGGCGACGCGATCAGCAACGAGTTCTTCTGCCAGGTGAAGGTGAAGGGGCCGCAAGCGCCGCAGACCGTGATGATGCCGACGGTCAACCCGGCGGTCTATCAGGAGCGGCAGCGGCTGCAGCAAGAGATCTACGACGAGTCGGGCGTCTCGCACGCGAACGCGACGGGGCAGAAGCCCGCGGGCGTCACGAGCGGCATCGCGATCCGCGAGGTGACCGACCTCGGCGGCACGCGCTGGGTCATCAAGGCGCAGACGTACGAGCAGTACTTCCTGGACATCACCCGCATGGGGCTCGACCTCGCCCGCTGGCTCTACGACGAGCACGAGGTCGACCTCACGGTGAAGGGCGACGCCGGGAAGTTCATCCGGCGGATCCTGTGGAGCAAGGTCGACATGCAGGACGACATGTTCCGCATGAAGGCGTTTCCCGCGTCGTTGCTGCCGACCACGCCGGGCGCGCGCATGCAGACGATCACGGACATGATGGAGGGCGGGCTGCTCTCTCCCGAGGAAGGCCGTCACCTCCTGCAGGTGCCCGACCTCGAGGGCGCGCGCGGCATGACCGCGACCGACGAGGCGTGGGAGTACGCCGTTTGGGTGGCTGGCGAGATCGTGGCCGGGCGCACGGTGGAGATCGACCCGCGCTGCAACCTCGACGTGCTGCTGGACCGCCTGGTGGCCAACTACCTCCGCGCCCTCCGCCCAGAGTCGACCGTCACCCCCGCCATCCGCGAGCGCATGCGCGAAGCGATGGACACCGTCATGCGCTGGCAGTCGCTGCGCAAGGCCGGCGCGACCCCCGAGCAGATGCTGGCGGGAGAGATTCCGCCCCCGCCCGAGCCGCCTCCGGCCCCGTCCGGTCCCGCTCCGATGGGCCCCGGCGGTCCGCCCCCGATGGGCCCCGACGGCCAGCCGATGGGCCCACCGCCGGGCCCACCCATCCCCCCCGAGCTGATGGCCCCCACCGCGGCCTGAGAGGACGACCATGCCCGACTACGAAAGCCTCGTCACCGACACCGCTCCGACCACGGAGACCCCCGACGCTGCCCCCGACGCCGCGGCCACGCCGGCCGCGCCCGCCCCGCCGGCTGCCGACGCAGCGCCCGCCCAGCCAACCCCGGAGGAGGCCGCTGCCGCCGAGGCCGCTAAGGCCGCGGAGGCCGCTGCCGCCGAAGCCGCGAAGGCGCCGAGCACGCGGGAGTTCCAAGAACTCGCGAGGGCGCAGCGGAAGATCCACGCGCAGGCCAAGACGATCAAGGACGCCGAAGCGAAGCTCGAGGCCGAGCGCGCGACGCTCGCAGCCGACCGGAAGAAGGTCGACGAGTTCCGCGCCATCGCCGCCAAGGCGGAGGACGACCCGTATGCGCTGCTGGACAGCCTCGGCGTGGACCGGACCGCCTTCTTCGACGCGCTCACGCGCAAGGCGTTGGGTGAGGCGCCGAGCGCAGACGACCGCGTCAACCGGCTCGAGCGCGAGCTCAAGGCGCGCGCGGAAGCGGAAGCGAAGGCCACCGCCGAGAAGGCCGAGGCGGAAGCGAAGGCGGCGGAGGCCGAGGCCGCGCAGGCCGAAGAGGCGTACATGGAGGCGAACACGCAGGCTGTGTCGGCGTTCCTGCAGCACGACCCCGACGCGTACCCGGTGCTGCGCCTGGCCGGCGAAGAGACGGACGGCATGATGCTGCGCGAGGTTGTCAGCCTGGCGAAGACGTGGAAAGATACCCATGGCGAACTGCTCCCCATGCCCAAGGCGTGCGAGCAGCTCGAGACGGCGCTCTTGGAGAGGTCCGTCCAGCGCATTGGGAAGTTCCTGGAGTCTCCGAAGCTGCGTTCGCGCCTGCTCGAGACCTTCAAGCTCCAACCGATCCCCCCTTCGGCGCCCGCGCCGACAGCGCCAGTGCCTGCACCCGTCCCCACGCAGGCCACGGAGCCAGCCAACGGCCGCCCGGCCGGTGTGCGGCCACCCACCGTGACGCTGTCGGAGAGGGACCGGATCGCCGCAGAGCGACAGGCCCGGTACGAGAGCCTGGTGAAGTTGCCGTAGCGCGACGACTGATCGTCGAGACACCGGATGACGCGGCCCCGCCCGAAGGGGTCCACCGATGTCCGCCACGTTCGCCAACTACGCGCCCGCACTCAAGGAGATGGTGCGGGACAAGATCGAAGACTGCACCTACGGCGCCAGCCCGCTGCTCGCGCTGATGACCCGCAAGACCGACTTCTACGGGGAGTCGTACCGCATCCCGATCCAGACCGAGGCGGTCCAGGGATCGGGCGGCCAGTTCGGCCGCGCCCAGGCTGCCGCGGCTGCCTCGCGCTCCGTGCTCCGCGCCTTCAGCGTGACCCACGGCGGCGGCTACTCGGTCGCCCGCGTCGGTGGCCAGCTCATCCGCCGCGGCTCCAAGCAGAGCGTCATCAAGGCGATGGAGTTCGAGGTCGAGAACGCCATGAAGACGGCGGAGTGCGACCTCTCGCACGAACTCTACCGGGCCGGCTACGGCTCGCGCGGCACCATCGTCTACACCTCGGGCACCTCGTTCGCGTGCACCAACGCCGCCGACGTGGCGCACTTCAAGGAGGGCATGCGGCTCCTCTGCTCCCAGAGCGAGAGCGGCCACGTGCTCGTGAGCGCGACCCCGGCGACGATCACCAGCGTCGACGAGGACACCAACGTCATCACCACCGACACCACGCTGTCGACGCTCGGCTGGACCACCGGCTACCACGTCTTCCGCGACGGCGACCGCGAGAACAGCGCGAGTCCGAACCGCGTCATCTGGACCGGCCTCGGCGCGTGGAACCCGGTCACCACCCCGTCCGCAACGGCGTTCTTCAACGTCGACCGCTCGACCGCCCCGAACCGCCTCGCCGGTGGTCGCTGGTCGCCCTCGAGCTACTCCCCCGAGGAGTTGCTCATCGACATCATCGGGCGCGGCACGCGTCGCGGCGGGAAGTTCACGCACATCGTCTGCCACCCCGACTTCTACCGCGTGGTCGCCAAGGTCATGCAGTCGCGTGGCCAGGTGCCGCTCGTCGACGTCAAGACGGCCAAGCCGCAGGTCGGGTTCCGCGGGATCAACATCGTGTCGCCCGACGGCGACGTGACCCTGCTCTCCGACATCTACTGCCCGCCCCGCGAGGTGCGTGCGGTCAACATCGAGAGCCTCCAGCTCCTCTGCGCCGGCTCGCCGGTGCAGCTCGCCGACCCCGACGCCGACAACATCCGCGCGAACGACGAGGACACCTACGAGGTCCGGTTCGCGCGCGAAGGTCAGTTCGCGGTCACCCGTCCCCTCGACACCTTCGTGGCGTACCTCCCCGCCGCGATCTCCTGAGAGGAGCTGGTCATGTACAACCAGGTTCTCTACACGGACAGCAAGGACGCCGAGACGGGGCTGGTCTACCAGCGCGCCTACCTGGCGCTGGCCAGCGATGCGAGCGTCACCACCGCCTCGTGCTTCGGCCGCGGCATCACGTTCACCAAGACCGGCACCGGCGTCTACCGCGGCACGTTCGATGGCGGCTGGGTGGGGCTCGCCCCGACCGGCAGCCAGGGCATGTCGATCACGCTCGCCGAGGTCAAGCCGACCGCCGCCGCGATCTGGGCGGAGGTCATCAACCAGGACGTCGCGAACGGCTACTTCGAGATCCGCACCGTCGACGGCTCCGGCGTCGCCGCCGACACCGCCGTCGCGATGGGGATCAACCTCGCGATCACGCACAAGAACAGCGGGGTCGCGTGAAGCCCTCCGCCCTGGTGCTGTCGATCGTCGGCAAGGGCAAGGGCTCCGGCCCGGACGCTCCCTCGGACTATCCCGAGAAGGAAGAGGGGGCGCCCGAGTCGTCGCTCAACGGCATGGCTGCGCTCAGCGCGGCCAAGGACGTCCTCGCGGCCATCAAGGCCAACGACGCGTCTGCGCTCAACGCTGCGCTCAAGGCTCACGCCGAGTGCTGCATGGGCGACGACGAGGAGTAGCGGCAACCCGATTCTCGTCCCCCGTGGGCTCGTGTGAGGCTCCCGCTCACTCTCAGCAGCGGGTCCACGGGGGCGAGATGCTTTGACGCAGGAGACCCGGTGTGGCCAACCCGATCCTGAGCGCGTTGCGGACCGAGGCGCAGCAGTACGCCGACGCCGAGAACGACCCGCACAAGTCCACCGCCGAGTGGACCACGTGGCTCAACGCGGCCGGCGCCGAGCTCTACGACCTCTTGGTCTCCACCTTCGAAGATTGGTACGTCGACGTCGTCTCGTCGCTGACGCCGTCCGCCTCGACAGGGGTGCTGACGCCTGGGGTGGAGATCCTCAAGATCCGCGCGCTCGAGAAGAACGTGGGCGGGTCGGACTGGATGCGCGTCCTGCAGACCTCGGGGCCGGAGCGTCCGCAGTACCGCGCGATCATCGGCCCGGTGCTCAGCGGCCACGCGGCCGACTGCGTCTACGACCTCCAGGGACAGACGATCTACATCCTGCCGTCGTCCTCGTGGTCCGGCACCTTCCGGATCTGGTACGTGCCGACCTACACGCCGATGAGTGCCGACGGCGACTACCTCTTCGGCAGCGCGAGCGGCAAGCTCGTCCCGAACCAGTGGCACCAGTACGTGACCCTTGGCGCCGCCATCCGCGCGCGCATGAAGGAGGAGGGCAACATCAACGAGCTGGCCGGCATGCAGGCGCAGGTGCGGGACCGCATCCAGTCCGCCGCGCGCGACCGCAAGGGCCCGGGCGGCAGGATGCGTGACGTGGCCACGCACCGCGACAACCCGCGTCGGCGGTGGCGATGAGCCGGTATCGCAAACAGCGTGCGTCGCCGGGGGCCGCCCTGGCGGAGGTTGTGCGCGTGCTGAACGCCACGCAGGACGCCGTGGACGAGACCACCAAGCCGCTGACCGAGCACCCGCTACTCGCGTCGGGCCGGCTCATCGAGGATGTGGTGCTCGGCGCCGCCGGCGTGGACGTGCCGCACCTCCTGCAGCGCGAGCCTCGCGGCTGGATCGTGGTCCGACGCAGCGCGAACCAGAGCGTCTGGGAGGGCACGCAGAGCCGGCCCACGATGTTTCTCAACCTCGTGGCGTCGGGCGCCGTCACGGTCAGTCTGTACGTGTTTGCCTAGGAGCCTCGACGATGACGACCGCATACATGGGCATGGACCTCCCGATCGTGGGCACGACGGCCGGGCCGCTCTGGGCGACCAAGGTCAACACGGCGCTCACGGACAAGGTGGACCTGCACGACCACACGAGCGGCAAGGGCACGCGGGTGCCGACGCTCGGCATCCTCATCAACGCAGACCTCGAGTTCAACGGCTACGACGCGACCGAGTTGCGCTCGACGCGGTACGAGCAGCAGGCCAGCGTGGCCGCGAGCGACGACGTGGCGTGCTGCTACGTCCTCTCGAGCACGGGCGACCTCTACTACCGCAACGCAGCTGGCACCGAGATCCGCCTCACGAGCGGCGGGGCGGTGAACGCGGCGGGGCTGAGCGCCAACACGTATCCCGGCGCGGCCAAGGTTGCGAACTACACGATCTTGCCCGCCGACACGCAGACGCTCTTCCACTTCAACACGACGGGCGCAACGAGGACCGCGACGCTGCCCTCGGCGGCCGCCATCTCTGCGGGGCGCTTCTATCTCATCGGCAGCAGCACCGGGGCCAACGGTGTCATCATCGCAGCCGACGGCACCGACACAATCAACGGCGCCGCCAGCATCACCGTGCGCGGATGGGGCGCGGCGTACGTCGTGCGCGTCAGCAGCACCACCTGGCTGGCGCTCGAGGTCGGCCCGCAGCTGAACGGCGCCACCGTGCCCGAAGCCGGCGGACTCACCACCGGCAACGTGCTGCAGGTGTCGGGCTCGGCCGCGCTGACGTACGCCGCGCTGAACCTCGCGGGCGGCAGCAACTACGTCACCGGCGTCCTGCCCGCCGCCAACCTCGCATCGGCGACCACGCTCGCGCAGGGCGCGGTGGTGCTCGCGCAGGACTTGTCGGGCACGAGCTCGGCCCCGACGGTCGTGGCGGTCACCGGCAACACCAACCGTCTCGTTGTCCGCGACACGGCCAAGACGATCAGGTGGGACTCGACCACGGTCACGCCGACGATCACGCAGGCCGACGAGTCGACCGCGGCGACGACCGGCGACAACATGACGATCCGCGCCCAGGCGGCGACCGACGAAGAGGGTGGAACCCTTGTGCTCGAGGGCGGCGACTCCAAGGCCGGTATCGTCAAGGGCGGGGTCAAGATCAACCTCGGCGGGTCGGAGACGCTCGTCAGCGTGGACGAGGTGGCCACCGGTCGCGCCGTCGTCAGCATCGGCGGGGCGGCGGACTCCAGCAGCGTGCCCTCGGGCGACCGCCTGCTGTGGCTCGCCAACTGCGACACGGCCCCGAGCAGCAACCCCGTGGGCGGGGTCGAGATCTACGCCGACGCGGGCGCCTTCGCGTTCCGTGGCACGTCGGGGCACCGCGTGCGCTTCGACGCCATGGCCAACACCGTGACCGGGCTGGGCGGCGGCGCCATCACCACGACCGGCACGTGTGCCAAGTGCCTCGTCGTCACCGTCGAGGGCACGCAGTACGTGATCCCGCTCTACACCCTGGCGAGCTACACGTGACCTACGGCGCGACCCGTACCGTCACCGCGCCAGCCAGCGTGCGCGGCGCCACCTGCACCGTCACGAGGCCGGGGGCGAAGGCGCGCTCGACGGCCTTGCAGCCGGCAGCGTCGCACACCTCGGCGCGCATGGCGGGCACGACGTCCCCGCGAGCCTCGACCCAGTACGCGCGCCCCACCTCCGCGGCGAAGGAGCACTCCCCGCCGCGCGTGTCAGCCGGCGTGATGACGCAGCCCAAGGCCGGCTCCTTCGCCGCCTCCGGCTCGTCCACCGCCGCCCCGCATCCGAGCAACCCCCCCACGCACACCCTGAGCAGCAAGTACCGCATGAGGGGAGCCTAAGGACGGCCATGGCCCTGAGCAAGCGCACCATCTCGATCCCGTTCGGGTACGGCCTCGACACCAAGTCGTCGGAGCTGCGCACGCCCACGGGGCGCCTGCTTTCCTGCGAGAACGCCGTCTTCACCAAGGCCGGCGAGCTCGCCAAGCGGCCCGGCTACGAAGCGCTTGCGCTGAGCATCGAGGGCGGGGGGGCCTTGTCCGGCGTCGTGGGCGTCATGACACACGCCGACGAACTGTTGGCCGTCACCGACGCCGGGACAATCTACTCCCGGAGCGAGGCGACGGGCCGGTGGGTGTCTCGCGGCGAGGCCACGGCGGTCACGACCGAGAGCCACATCGTGGTGCGCAACGAGAAGGAGCAGCGCAACCCCGACGTGTGCGTGGTGGCCGGCCTACGCGTCGTCGTGTGGGAGGAGTGGAGCGGCAACCCCGCGGCGTACGACGGGATCAAGTACAGCGTTTACGACGACACGAGCGGGACGGTGCTGGTCAGCAGCGCCACCGTGGCCACCGCCACGGGGACCCGCCCGCGCGTCGTGACCTTCGGCGACTACGCCGTGATCCTGTACGCGGTCGGCGTCGAGGTGCTCGAGCGCCACCTGAACGCGGTGACCTCGCCCACCACGCTCTCGACCGCGGTCGCGATCATCGGCGACGTGGTCGCGGGCGCTGCGGTCTTCGACGCCTGCGTTGCGGGCGATCGCCTCTTCGTCGCCTGGGGCAGCAGCGGCAGCGGCGCGGCCGAGTGCATGTACCTCGACACGTCGTTTGCGGCCGTCACCGGGCCCGGGATTGGCGGCGCAATCGCTGCCGACATCTGCGTTGCCATCGCGGCAGGCGCAGACCAGTCGCTCTACATCCTGGCTGCCGGCAGCGGCGGGCCGGACTGGGAGTTCTTTCGCGTCTCGTATACGCTCACGATCATCGCCAACGCCACCGCGGCAGCGGTCACCGCACCGATCCGATGCTCGTTGGTCGTCAATGACGGCGTCTCGCCTGCCGCAGCCACGGCCGTCTTCGACACCGCCGCCGGCGTACGCACGATGTCTCTGACCCCGGCCGGGGGCGGCCTCGGCGCAGGAACGCTGCTCGTCAAGGGCGCGACGCTCGCGAGCCACGCATGGAAGTACGGCACGGCGGGGACCCGGTTTGCCGTGGTCAACTGGTCGTCGACGGAGCAGAGCGGCTACTTCGCCGTGAACCTGTCGACCGCCCGCGTGGTCGCCCGCATCGCCTACGGCAACGGCGGCGGCGCGCGCTCGCACTGCACCCTGAGCGGCGCCGTCGAGGCGAGCGAGGGTCGCTACGCCTTCGCGCGCCAGCAGGTGACCGAGCTCGTGACGACGTCCACGGTCACGATGACCCGCGCGGGCGTCACCGTCAGCGACGTCCTCCACGAGCCCGCGGTGCGGCTGCAGTCCGCGCGCGCCGGGGACGGGATGATCATCGCCGGAGGCGTCCCGCAGTTCTACGACGGGTTGTCGGTGCGCGACCTCGGGTTCCTCCTCTACCCCGAAGGCGTAACGGCGGTTGCGGTCGGCGCAGGCACGGGCCTCATGGCGGCGGGCGTCTACCAGTACTGCGTCGTCTACGAGGCCACCGACAACCTCGGGCAACTCCACCGCTCCGCGCCTTCGACGCCCGTCTCGGTCACCGCGGCGGCGCTCGACTCCGTGACCGTGACAATCCCGAATCTGCGCGTCGGCACGTGGGGCACCGCGGCGCGCCTCGTCGTGTACCGCACCGCCGTCAACGGCTCCTTCTTCTACCGCGTGACCACGTCGGCCGCGCCGACAATGAACGACCCGACAACGAACACGACGACCTACACGGACAGCGTGGCCGACGCGACAATCACGGGCAACGAGCCGCTCTACACGATGGGCAGCGTCATCGAGAACGTGGCCCCCTCCGCCTCGCGGTACTGCGTCGGCTACCGCGGCCGCGTGTGGCTCGCGGGGCTCGAGGACGGCAACACGATCGCCTATTCCAAGCTGGTCCGCGACGGCGAGCCCCCCGCGTTCTGCGACCAGTTCGTGGCCGCGTGCGACCCGGCAGGCGGGCCCATCACGGGCCTCGGCGTCATCGACGACAAGTTGGTCATCTTCAAGCGCGACCGGGCGTTTGCGCTCGTTGGCGACGGACCTGCGGACACCGGCGCGGGCGCCGTGTTCGGCGACCCGATCGCGGTGACCACGGAGACCGGGTGCGTTGCCGGAGCCAGCGTCGTGCAGACCCCGCAGGGGCTGATGTTCCAGTCGCCGAAGGGGATCTACCTGCTCGATCGCTCTATGCAGGCGTCGTACGTCGGAGCTCCCGTGGAGCAGTACAACGCGCTCACCGTCATCGGCGCGCGCACCTCGTCGGGCAACAATCGCGTCGTGTTCTGGACGAGCGGCGGCGTGGCGCTTGCGTACGACTGGCTCATGCGGCAGTGGTCCACGTGGAGCAACCACGAGGCGTCGTGCGTAACCACGTGGGACGACCGACACGTGTTCGTCCGCAGCGACGGCGTGGTCTGCGCCGAGACGCCGACCGCGTTCACCGACGCCGGATCCGCCATCAAGCTCCGCGCGGTGTTCGGGTGGATCGGCCTCGGCGGGGTCCAGGGCTATCAGCGGCTGCTCGGCATCCGCGTGCTCGGCCGGTTCATCGGCGCGCACTCCCTCCGATGCCGACTCTCCTACGACTACGACCCCTCCGTCCGCGGGGACGGCAGCATCGACGTGGGCGCGCTCTACCCGGGCAGCGTCTACGGCGGCACCTCCCCCTACGGCTCCGACGCCGTCTACGGCGGCACCTGGCCCACGTACCGATTCGAGTTCAAGCCCGAGCGGCAGTCGTGCCAGACGGTGCTGGTCTCGCTCGAGGACGTGCAGTCGACGGACTACAACGAGGGAATGGTGCTCGTGGACCTCGGCCTGACCATCGGCGTGAAGGGCTACCCGCAGCCGCTGGCGGGGTCTCGCCGGACGGGCGTCGAGGGGTAGGTCGCGAGGCCGCCGGGTCCGTGGTATCCTGATTCCAGCCCCCGCGGTCGCGCGCGGCGAGGCTCACTCAGCGCAGGTTGACCGAGGACGTGCGGCGCCGCGACCGGCCCGCGTGGAGGTGACCTGTGGCAGACCCGATCAGCTTGTGGCTCATGGGCGGCAAGATGATGTACGACGCGAGCAAGAACAATCCTGGGGCCGACCTCGGCCAGCAGGATGGCGAGTACAGCAACGAGCTCAACCCGTACCAGAAGCGCACGCTGAGCGGGAAGTACTCCGCCGAGGACGAGGCGTACTACAAGGCCACGGGCATCGACCGGGCCCGCGGCGCTTACGGCACGCCCGAAACCGGCGTCGCGCACGACAAGTACGGCCGCGCCTTCCGCTCCGACCTCGACTCCTGGTACGGCGCGCAGTCGAAGAAGCCCGGCATCACGCCGGTGGAGTACGGCGAGACCAGCACGTTTGGCGGCGTCAACGTCGGCCCCGCGGTGCGCCTGAACCGCAAGGAGGAGCTCGCCACCAAGGCGAAGCTCAACGCGCTCGGGGATCAGCTCTGGGCCACGGCGAAGGGTGAGGGCCCGTCGATTGCGGGCATGCAGATGCAGGCGAACACGGAACAGGCGCTCGCGGCCAACCGCGCCGCTGCTGCTGGTGTCGGCCGCATGAACGCTGGTCTCGCCATGCGCACGCTCGGTCAGCAGCAGTCGCAGGCGCTCTCGAGTGCCGCGATGGGCAGCGCCGCGCTCAAGATGCAGGAGGCGCAGGCTGCGCAGCAGGCGTATGGCGGCCTCATGTCGAACATGCGCGCGCAGGATTTCGCCGCCGCCGCCAAGCAAGCGGACTACCAGCACGCGACCGACCTCGCGCAGGCGGGGTTCAGCCAGCAGGCGCAGTTGGCCAGCATGGACGCGCTCAACCGCGCCGTGGCCGCCCGCGCGCAGCTCGGCATCCAGAACAACCAACTCGGCCTCTCGCAGCGCGGCATGGACACGGCCGACGCGCAGTGGTGGTTCGGTCAGCGCTTCGCCGCGAACCAGGCCGACCGCGAGGCCGCGATGCGCGCGTGGGCGATGGGCAAGGGACAGGGCAACATCGACCGCGACTTCGGGTGGCGTGCCGATCAGGCGGAGATGCAGCGCAAGGCCGCGCAGCAGGCCGCGATGGCGCAGGGCTTCGGCGCGGTCGCGGGCTACCTCGGGAGCAGCAATAACCAGCAGTCCGCGCCTGGCACGGACTTCGGCAGCCGCGCGGCGGCGATGGGGTACTGACGATGGCGACTCCGATCACCAAGGCGGACTTCGAGACGGCGTGGGGCCGGCCGCTCACCGATGCGCAGTACGAGCAACTTCGCATGGGGCTGCAGATGGGCATGCTCGACAAGGGCGTGAACAGCGGGGGCAAGTACGACCACACGCTGCCGCGCTCCACCGCCTCGATGCCCGAGGAGCAGCGCAACGCCATCGCGCGCCTCAACTGGCTGGCCGCCGGCCGTCCGGGTGAGCCGGGGACCAACCTCTTCGACGCCGCGCCCGCGCAGGGACAGCAGGCCACGGCTGCGGCGCCCGCAACGCCAGGCCGCGCCAAGGCCGGCACCAAGGCGACCGTCCTCCGCGCCGACGGCACCAGCGCCGCTCCGCTCGACGATCGCGCGGTGCCCGTGCAGGCGCCGACGAAGGTCTACGCGGGCAACGGTCAGGGCGTGAAGGGCTGGCAGAAGAAGGCCATCCGCCCCGGCTACGGATGGGTCGACGTCGACAACGGCTCCGAGCCTGCGTCGGTGTTCGCGCCCGAGCCCGACAACGGGTGGGAGAACGGGGAGGCTCCGGCGCCCGCCAAGATCGTGCTGGGGCAGGGGCAGACGCCTGCGGGTGCGCCAGCCGCGGCGCCCGTGGCGACCCCCGCCGCAGCGCCCGTGGAGATCGCCCCGCAGAACATCGCCCCCGTGCCGCAGCCCGCGCCCGGCGACCCCGCGCCCAAGGCGGTGCCGGCCACCGGCTCCGGCGACATCTCGGCCGCGAAGAAGAAGGCCGCGGCAGACGTCGCCGAGCTCGAGAAGGAAGCCGCTACCCTCGACGACCCGTACGCGGCGGCGGCAGCGAAGGGGAAGGCCGACATCCTGGCCCTCGAGAAGGAGGCCGCGGCACTGCCTGCGCCAAGCGCGCCCGCTGCGCCGACCCCGCCCAAGCCGTACGTGGGCACGTGGGTGACGCCGCCAAAGAAGGCGAAGAAGGGCGGCTGACATGGCCCTGACTCCCGCCGACGTCGATCGCCTCACCAAGGCCCGCGCGAAGCTCGGACTCCCGCCGATGTCGTGGGTGCCGAACCCGGTGTCGATCCCGTACGCCGCCGAGCCGGCCCCGCCGGCCCCGCCCGTCGAGATCGCCCCGCAGAACATCGCGCCCAAGCCGCCAGTGCAGGCGACCGAGCTCGCCCCGGTGAAGATCGCCGCGCCGACCGAGATGCAGAAGAAGGTCAGCGCGATCGCGGCGTGGACGGAGCCGGTGGCGCCGGCTCCTCCGCCCGCGCCCGCTCCCGGCTCTGTCGACGAAGGCCTGCAGATCCTCGCGCACGCGCAGTCGGGGATCGGCGCGCCCAAGCCCGCACCGCCGGCCGGCCCCGCGCAGGTGGCCACCGCCCCGCCCCCGCTGCCGCCCGAGATCGCGGCGATGACGGTGGCCGTGCCGTCCAACGTGCCGGGAACTGGCGCGGCTGCCGCCGGCCCCGCCGCTCCCCCGCCCGATGGCCCCACCGGCTACGGCCAGCCCGGGCCCTTCGTCGATCCGCTCGCGGAGAAGAAGGCGGCGGTGCTGCTCCCTGGGCAGGACGCGCAGATGCAGCATGAGCTCGCATTCTCGCAAGCGCAGCTCGAGAAGCAGGCGGAGATCGACCAGATCAAGGTCGACGCGCAGCAGAAGATCGTCGCCGAGCAGGAGGGCGCTCTCGCCGCACAGCAGCAGATGGCGGCGAAGGAGGCGGAGGAGCGCGCTGCGTTCGCCGGCTACTACGACGGCGAGATGTCCAAGTTGCAGCAGGCGTCCGACAAGCTGGCGAACACGAAGGTCGATTCGCAGCGGCTGTTCAAGGCGCAGGGCGTCGAGGGCGTGTTCCAGGGCGTCGCTGTGGCCATGGCGATGATCGCGGGCGTTGCGGGCGCGTCGGCCACCGGCGGCGTCAACGCGGGCGTGGTCGCGCTCGAGAAGGCCGTGGACCGCGACATCGCCGCGCAGGAGAAGGATCTCGCGCGGCAGGAGGCGGGGCTCGCGCGCAGCAACTCGTTGCTCGCCCAGAAGTATCGCATCTTCGGCGACATGCAGCAGGCGAAGGCCGCCGCACGCATGGACGCGTGGAAGCTGGCCGGCATGCGCGCCGACCTCATCGCGCAGCAGAGCGGCGCCGAGGCGGCGAAGATCGGCGCGGCGAAGGTGAAGGAAGCCGCCGAGCGTGGCATCGCGCGCGAGCAGGAGAACTGGAACCTGGGCATCGAGGCCAAGTGGCAGCAGTTGCAGGCGCAGCAGGCGCAGGCGGCGGCGGCCATGGCGATGGAGGGGAAGAAGCGTGACAAGCAGGTGTTCGACGCGCAGATCGAGGTGGCGAAGAAGCGCGCGGGGGAGATCGGCGGCAGCATCGATCTGCTCAAGAGCGCGAAGACGTTGCCGAACGGGAACGTGCTCCCGCCGGGCAGCGTCGTCGTTCTCGACGCTCAGGGCAACATCGAGATCCAGGGCACCGCGGCGGCGCAGGGTGCGGGCGCGCAGACGCAGACGATCTCCGGATTCAACGCCAAGGGCGAGCCAATGTACGCGCCCGGACAGCTCAAGACGAAGGAGGACAAGAAGGCGTGGGACGAGACCACCAAGGGCTATGCCGCCGTCAAGCGCGACCTCGCGATCATCAAGGAACTCCGCGACAAGCATGGTGGTGGCGAGATCATTACCGGAGCCGACACCATCAAAGCCAACGCTGCCGCCTGGCGCATTCTCGGCACGCTCAAGGGCCCCGCGATGCTCAACCTCGGCGCGGTCAGCGGTAGCGACATGCAGTTCCTGTCGAACCAGGTACCGCTCGAGCCGATGGCGATCGGGTCGCCGTTCTACGACAAGATCGGCACGCAACTCACCTCGTTCGAGGAGTCGGTCGACGCTGCGTACAAGCACGGTGAGGCGACGTTCGTGCAGGGGAAGGCCGGCGCGAACAGCGCGCTTCCGATCACCGCGCCGGTGAAGTGATGGCCGGCGTCCCCATCTACCAGAACGACGCCGCCATCTACTCGCCCGCGGGCGCGAGCGGCGACACGCCGTTCGCGACGCCGGGCGGAGCGATGACTCCCGCGGTCGCGCCCGTCGGCAAGAGCGTCAACGTCGTCGACAAGGACGGCAAGGTATTCGGGCTCGACGAGGCATACCTCGGCCAGGCCCAGGCCCAGGGCTACAAGGTCGAGACCCCCGAGGCCAAGGCGATCCGGGAGTACGTCCAGGAGAACGCGGGGCTGGGCGGCACGGCGAAGGTGGCCCTCCATGGGTTCCTCGATCAGGCAACCTTCGGCGTCTTCGGCGCGGTCGACGAGCACGGGCAGAACGCGCTCGACAAGGCGAAGGCGGAGGCGCTCAAGCAGGACCACGCCGTCGCCAACATTCTCGGCCAGGCCGCCGGGTTCGGCGCGTCGATGTTCTACGGCGGCGAGATCCTGCAGGGTGCGAGCAAGGCCGGACGCGTGGCCGAAGCCGCGGTCATGGGGGAGCGCCTGCTGGGCACCCGCATAGCCGCCAAGATGGTGCAGAACGGCGTGCCTGCGGCCGAGGCTGCTACGCACGGCGTCGGGCTCGCGCGCAAGCTGCTGGCCAGCGGTGCCAAGTACGCCGCGGAAGGCGCCGTGTTCGCCGCACCGAAGGCCGTCACGGAGGCCGCGCTGGGCGACACCGACCGCGCGGCCGAAACGCTCATGTACGGCCTCGGCGGCGGAGCGGTGTTCGGGCTCGCCGGCGGCGCTGCGGGTGCCGTGACCAAGGCCATGAGCTCGGGGGCGGGGGCGCTGCATGGGATGAAGGTGCCGGGCCTTGGCGACGCGGCGGCGAAGGTGCGGGAGTGGGGCGACGAGCAGGCGGTCTCAGCGCTCGACCTCGGGAAGAAGTACGCGGACAGACTGCGCGACCGGGGCATGACCTCGGACGCCGCCAAGCTGTTCCGCGAGTCCGGCGTGGGCGAGCTCGCCGGGGACGCCGAGGCCATCGCGGGCAAGATGGCCGAGCTAAAGCAGACGACTGGCGAGAAGATCGGCGCCATCTACAAGGCCGCCGACGGCGCGGGGGCGAACGCCAAGACGACGCTCGAGGAACTCGCGGCGGCGATGCGACCCGTGGTCGACGCCAAGGGCGAGGCGCTCATTGGCAAGGTGGCCGCCAAGGAGAGCGTCGAGGCGTGGGTGGGCAAGGAGATCATCGGCCCGGTGGCGCAAGAGATTGGGCCCGCCGGCGCGCTGTCGCTCGAGCAACTCCACAAGATCCGTCAGGCGGTGGACCGTGTGACCAAGTGGGACGCCGCGCTCGACACGGCGGTCAACGAGACCCGCATGGACCTCCGAGGCCAGTTGACCAAGCTCATCGACGCCAAGCTGGACGCGGCGGGGTCGACGCTGGGGAAAGGACTGCGCGCCGAGCTCGCGCCGCTCAACCGCGAATACGGCCTGCTCTCCGTGCTCAGCGACAACGCGGAGAACAACGTGGGGCGCGCGCTGGCCAACCGGCGGCACTCGCTGTCGGACTACGCGGGCAACGCGATCGGGGGTGTTGTCGGCGGGGCCATCGGCGGCGGAGCCGGAAGCGTGATCGGCGCAGGCGTCGGCGGCGTCATCAACAACCAGCTCCGCCGCAAGGCCCCCGCGGCCCTCAGCGGCGCCGCACACACGGTGGCTGACTGGATGGAGCGGCGCGCCATGAGCGGCGTGCTCGAGGCCAACGCGCAGGCTGCCGAGCAACTCGCCCGCGTCCCCGCGCTGCTGACCGGCCTCGCCGAAAGCAAGACGGAGAAGGCGGGCGCCATCGGGGTCGACGCGGTGGTGTCCTACGCGCGCGCCATGAGCGGCGGCAAGCCCAAGGACGACGGCGGCGCGTACGACAGCGCCGGGCCCGAGCACGTCCAGGCGTTCACCCGTCTGGCCTCCGCGATCACGGAAATGACCTCCAACCCCGAACGCATGGGGGAGGCGGTGCGCAAGCTGACCGACCCCTTCGCCGCCGGAGCTCCAGGCATTGCCGCGCAGCTCGCGCTCAAGGCCCCCGCAGTGGTCAACCACCTGCAGGCCACGATGCCAAAGGCGCCGCCGCCGCAGGGCCTGTTCGCGCCGAAGCGACAGTGGGCGCCGACCGAGACGCAGGTTGCAGAGTGGGGGCGTCGGTGGGCGGTCGTCGACAACCCCTTCACCGTCATGGACCGGCTCGGCGATCGAACGCTCACCCGCGCCGAGGTCGAGACGCTGCGTGCGGTCTACCCGAAGTTGCACCAGGAGATGGTGGGTCGCGTGCTCGCCCATGCGCAGGACCCGAAGGCCAAGCCGCTGGCGTTCGGCGACCGGGACCGCCTGTCGCTGCTCCTCGGCGTCTCCGTCGACGGCACGGACTACGGCGCGTTCCAGGCCGTCTACCAGCCGAAGAAGGGCGCAGCGCCGTCGGGTGGCGGCGCCAAGGTCAAACCGCCACAGATGAACACGGAGACGCAGCGGCTGACCGGGTGACCGGCCACGCGCCAGACCGCGTGACTTGCACAGTTCAGGATCTTTCGTTAGGGGCCAAAGTGCTGAGAGTGACGCGTGAAAGCACGGCGGTTCGATGCGCGTTGGCAAGTCTCCTCTTGCGTGGGACACGGTCCAGAGTAGTTCGGCGACGTACCTCTCGAGTGGAGAGCCGCGGACGTCTGGCGATCTGAGCAACGCGACGCTGTACTCAGCGCCGATTCGGCTCGATCACATCAGCAAATACAGCATTCAGCTCTCCGTCACCGGGGCAGGGCCCACCGGCTCGTTTGTGCTGCAGGGGAGCAACAGCAACCCCGCGGACACGGGGACGGGCATGGTCCCGGGCGGTGACGCGAGCGCGATGGTCTGGACTCCGATCGCGGGATCGACTGCGACGTTCACGGTGGCCGACAACCACGTGTGGAACGCCGATGGTGTCGGCTACCGCTGGGTCCGTGTTGTGTGGACAGAGTCAGGAACTGCGACCGGCACTGTCGTCGGCGAGTTCGTTGGTAAGGGCGAATCGTAACAGGAGCATCAGATCATGCCGGAACTCTTCAACGCCGATGGTTCGCCCGCGACGGGCTACACCAAGCTCACCCTCGTCTCTTCGGACGGCACCTCGTCCGCGGCGGTCGACTCGTCGGACCTGAGCGCGCTCGGTTCGCTCTCCACCGTCCTCACCGGCGGCACCACGCCCGTCATCACCAGCGCCGGAGCCCTCACCCTCTGCGGCTCGAGCATCCCGCTCAAGACCGAGGCGGCCGTGCTCAAGCTCACGATCACCCCGGCGACCGCGAACCTGATCAACGCGGCGAGCGGCACGAGCCTCGCGCTGCAGTCGAACGGCACCACGCGGTTCAGCCTCGATGGCACCGGCATCGGCTTCTACGCGACCGCCCCGGCGGCCAAGCAGACCGTCACCGGGTCGAAGGGCGCGAACGCGGCGCTGACCTCGCTCATGACGGCGCTCAGCACCATCGGTCTCGTGACCGACAGCACGTCGTAGTCCGAACTCACTGAACGCCCGCTGGAACGGAGGAACGCAGCTCATGACGTGGACCGATCTTGGCCCCAACGCGGACATGGGCACGTTCCTCCGCACCATCTCGGTCGTCACCCCCACCGGCACCAGCGCCGACGCGGCGAACATCCAGGCGGCGCTCACGGCGATGGCGGGCATCGGCGAGGTGCGGCTCAAGGCGGGGACGTACGTGATCACGTCGACCCTGTCGGTCCCGAAAAAGACGCGCCTCTATGGCGTGCCTGGAAAGACCATCCTCAATTCGACGATGACGCCAAGCGGCGACGTGAACCAGGCGATCACGAGCGCGTTGGCCGGCGTGGCGATGCTGGGCACGACCACCGTCAACGGCAGCAACACGCGCGGGGCGTCGACGGTCACGGCCGCGTCAACCGCTGGCGGAGCGCTACCGGTCGGCACCGCGAGTTACTACCGCTCACACCCGACCGACGTGCGCATTCGCGACAACGTGTCAGGGAGCGGCTTTCAGGGCTCGCTCTACCGCGTGATCTCGGTCAGCGGCGCAGGGCCGTACACGGTCACGCTCGACCGCCCGGTCTGGTGGCAGTGGGGAGCAGGCGATGCGCTGGAGGTGATGGGCAACGTCAACGAGGACGTGCACATCGCTGGCATCACGTACACTGGCACCTCGACGCGACTCCTGGAGCACATCGGCGTGCGGCGCCACCTGATCGAAGAGTGTCGCTTCGTGGCTGACGAGGGGTGGGCGACGGACATCGTCGCGAGCTTCGACACCAACGGCTACGACAACGAGTTTCGCAAGTGCGAGTTCTTCGGCGACAACACGGCCACCGCCGACTGCGTGCTTGCGCTGGAGACGCAGGAGAACAGCAGGATCACCGACTGTCGCGTTCGTGGCGGCGTCTACAACGGGATCGTCCTGTTCGACTGCGTCGGCTGCGTGGTGACGGACACCACGGTTCACGACTGCGGCAACTATGGCCTCGGCATCACCGGCGACGGCAACACGATCGGCAGCCTCGCCACGAAGATCGTTCGTGGTCGCTACAACAGCAATGACGTGGGCGGCATCACGGTCGCGAACGGCTCGACCGACACGCGGTTCACCGACGTCGAGGCGCGCTACAACCCGACCAACGTCCTCGTCGGCGACCCTGGCAGCACGGTGACCGGCACGGTGATCTCTGGGCGCTTCGACAACGGCTCGACCTACGGCATCGGCCTCAACACCACCGCGCGGGGAACCGTCGCGAACGACGTCGACGTGTCGGCGTGCGGCATCGGGGTGAGCGTCGGCAACGGCGCGGACATCGTCATCAATGGCATTCGCTGCACAGGCGCCATCACCACGTCGGCGATCGTGTCGGCTGGCTACACCGTGGTGCACGGGGCCTGGATCGCTCCGTCCTCGGCGATCAACGTCATCGACGTGTCGGCGAATCGCCTCGACCTGATGAGCGGCTACCTCTCCGGCGGCAATGGAAGCAACCTCGTGCGTTGTTCGGCCGGTGTCGCTCATGTGGGGCTTGGGATGCGCCTGGCTGTCGCTGGCGGCGGCATCGGGGTCTACACCAACGGCGGAGTGGCTCGCGTCGACGTGGGCACGGACCTCTCTGGGTGCGCCAAGCCTGCAGCACGCGACACGGGCACCATCCACAGCAACACACAGTTCACGTTCGGCGCTACGGGCGCGTTCGGCGCCTCGACGACGGCCTACCCCGGGCTTGGCGGCGTGGTGCAGCAGACCACCGCGGCGAAGGCGAAGGTGCGAATCGAGCGCACGATGACGGTGCGCAAGATGCGGATCGACGCAGCGACCGCGCCAGGCGTCGGCAAGACGACGACGGTCACGCTGCAGAAGAACGAGGTCGACACCGCGATCGTCGTGACTCTCACCGGCACGAACACCACGGCGGAGATCGAGGCTGCCAGCGGCGCGGACTACTTCAGCAATTTCGCGGTCGGCGACTACCTCTCGATCAAGGTGGCGACGGACGCGGGCAATGCCATGGCGGACATTCACGTGTCTGTCGGGGCTGTGTAGGAGAACCATGACCCCCATCGACACCGCCCTCGCGTGGCTCGCCGCGCACCCCGTGCTCTCGACGCTCATCGTCGTGCCGCTGGTCACGTACCTCGGCAACCTGCTGATCGCCTGGCTCAGCGGGCCGCGGTGGCTCACCCTGCTGACGAAGTACCCGCGCCTCGCCGCCGTGATGAAGGTCGCGCAGGCGCTCGGCGTCGACCCGGTGCGGCTCGCGCGGTGGGCGCTCACGGTGCTGACCGGCAAGCTGCCGCAGCCCGTCAAGCTGCCGCCGGGGGTCTACACGGTGTCGGAGACCATCGAGGTCAAGTCCCCGAAGGTCCCGCCGCTCCCGCTGATGATCGTCCTGCTCGTGCCGCTGGCCGGGTGCGCGTGGCTGTCGCGGCCGAGCCACTACGCCGACGCCGCGAAGATCCTCTCCTGCATCAGCGCCGAAGCGGCGGCCGGCCACAGCCCGGCGGAGATCGCCTTCACGTGCGGCCTCGAGAACGCGGACGCCGTGATCGACCTCGTCACCAAGAGCCAGGGCGTGGCCAGCGCCGCGCCCAAGATGGCGAAGCCCGCGGCGTCGGTGAAGCCGTGAACCCCTGGCTCCGCGGGGCGCAGGCAGGGCTCCTCGGGGCCGTGCTGGCCATCGGCTGTCACCCGAGCGACCACCCGGCCGCCATCGAGACCGGCGACGTGTGCGACCGCGCGCAGGCGCAACTCGTGACGATGGGCTGTAGCTGGCAGGTCAACTCCAGCGGCGGCACGTGGGCGTCGTCGTGCGTCTACCTCGCGGGCAAGGGCTACCCCAGGGTCCTCGTAGCGGCCGAGTGCGTCGCTCACTCCACGTCGTGCGCAGGAGCCAAGGCATGTCACTGACCGACCGCCTCGCCGAGTGCAGCCTCGTCCCCTCGCCGCCCGGCCCGTGGGACGTGCCGTGGGCGCCGTCGATGCCGCCTCGCGCGGGCATCCTCCCCGAGGGCTCGTTCTGCCTCGATCCGTTCGCATGGCCTCGCGTCCAGGTCGGCGGCACGTGCGCGGGCAACGCGGTCGCGCAGGCGATCACGACCGGGCTCGTGCTGCTCAACGTGCCACGCGTCGAGGTGTCCGGCACCGGGTGCTGGGCGCAGGGCCAACTCTGGGGCGCCGTCGAGGGCGCGGACGTCGACGCCGACGCGGGCGCGTGGGTCGCCAAGGTCCTCGAAGCCTGCCGCGTGTGGGGATGGCCGCTGCGCACCGACCACGCCGAGGAGGGCTTGCAGTCGCTCGACGCCTCCGCGCTCGGCGAGATCGTTGCCCGCGCAACGGGGCCGTTCACCATCGAGCACCGCACCGTGAGCGAGGCCGACTGCAAGGCGGCGCTGCACGAGGGCTGGACCATCGTCACCAGCGGCGCCGTCGACGAGGCGTTCGCCGCGGCCAAACCCGGCGGGTGGATCGACACCTGTATCAGCGGCGGGGGCCATGCGCTGCTCGTCGATGGCTATTCGCCCGCGGGGTACATGATCCGCGACACGTGGGGGCGGGGCATGGGCGAGGTCGAGGCGGAGAAGAAGCGCCTCTTCGGCTCGTGCGACTGGATGCGCTCGCGGTGGGAGCGCCGCGCGGTACGGGTGGTGCGGCGGTGAGGGCCCTACTCCTCGACGCCCAGCCTCGCCCGAAGCCACTCGCCGAAGGTCAGCGGGCCCTTGCCGGCTGCCTGACGCTCGGCCTGCCAGTCAAGCGCGGCCTGGATGCGTGCAGCGTCGCTGCTGTCGCCTCGTGGGCTGAGGGTGAAGCGCGCCGAGCCGTCGAGGAGCAGGGTGCACGCGTCAAAGGGCGGGGGCTTTGCGGCCATGACGCATTCTACCACGGGGTGCGGCGATGAGGGGCCACCGTGGAGAGAGCGTGCAGGTCCACCCCGAGCACAAGGGCGCGGCCATCGCCGTGCTCGACAAGCACGCGTGCGTCGACACGGCCTCGGTGCGCTACACGGGCACCACACTCTACTTCGCCGTCGACCTCGCGCTGCTCCCCGCGGGCGACGCACCGGCCGTCTGCGGCATGATCAAGGCCGACATCGAGCGGGCGTGTTCGAGGCGGCCGTGAGCTACCCGGACATCGACTGGCAAGCCGCGCTCGTCATCGAGCCGAAGCATGCGGACGCCAGCGCCTGCGATCACGGCGTCACCTTCGATGCCCAGGCTTCGCGCGGTCTCAGCGCCGCCGAGGTGCGCAAGCGCTGGCCTCGCGGCTGGGGCCCGTGCCCCAAGGGCTGCGGGTGGGACGGGATCGCGTACGCCTCGGCCGAGCACTACATCGCGGGGGACTGGTAGCCGTGAGCGTCCTCGCCTACGGCGCCGAGTGGCCGACGGTCACCCCGAGCGAGAGCGACGCGATCGACATCGCCACCCTCGTGGCCATGGTTCTCACCGCGCTCGCCCACCCGTGGGACCTGCTCGACGACGTCGCCCCGTGGCTCGCGGACAGGCTGGCGCGGCTCGTCGTGTGGGTGGACAGCAAGGTCGTGCACGTCGACTGGCTCGCATCGTTCGCACCGCCGAGGACAGCATGAAGCTCCGCGACCTCGTCACCGACCCGTGCGCCATGCTGGACGTGGCCCACTTCCAAGGCGCGTCGATCCCGTGGGAGGAGTGCGCGCATCTCGGCATCCGCGCCGTCGTGATCAAGTGGTGGCATGGCCCGTGGAGGAACCAGCCCGCCGTCGCGCAGCAGCAGTACCGCGAGGCGAAGGCCGCTGGCCTCCTCGTCGGCCGGTACGCGTGGTGGGTGCCGAACGCCTCCGTCGACGCGCAGATCGCGGCGTGGCTCTCCGACCCGTGGCCCGACGAGGACTTGCCGCTGTGCATCGACATGGAGGACCCGGCGCTCCCGAAGGGGCTGCCCACGCTGGCCGCCGCGGTGCGTATCGTCGAGGTGCTCGAGCAGGCCACCGGCCGCACGCCGATCATCTACAGCGGTGCGTGGTGGGCAGACGCCTGGCTCGGCACCCGCTCCCCCGAGCTCGCGCGCTGCCCCTACTGGCACGCGGCGTACCCGAGGAAGGCGGCGAAGGGGACGGACTACCTCGGCGCCGTGGTGGAGTGGCTCGCGCAGGACGCGCCGCGGCTGCCGGCGATCTGGGCGGCCGAGACCCCCATCGCGTGGCAGCTCGACGGCACCGACGACGCGACGGGCACGGGTGCGCTCCGGCTGCCGAACGACGTCGACGTCGACGTCAACCTCGCCGACCTGGTCGCGCTCCGCCGGCTCGTGCCCACGCACCGCGACACCGACCCCGCGCCCTTCGACCCGACGCCGCCCGCGCTCCGGCTCTCGCCGACCGAGGTGCCGTCGCTCGAGCAGGTGCTGCAGGAGCTGACCGAGCCCCCGCCGGACTCCAGCGAGCCGACGAACCCGGGGACGCCGACGAGCAAGAGCTCCGACCGACTGCACGCCGTGAGGCCGGAGACCGACTGATGGCCACCGTAGACGTCTCGCTCCTCCTCCAGGTCGCCGCTCCCGTCGTGGGCGCGATCGGCTGCTACGTGGGGGTGCGCATCGCTCAGGCTCGGGTGGAGACCCGCCTGGACGACATCGTGCGCAAGGTCGATCGCATCGAGGGACGCGGCGACATCCACACTGGCGACATCTCCAAGCTCCGCGAGGAGGTGAGCGTGGCACACACACAGATCCTCTCGCTGCACCAGGAGATCGGCGCGGTGCGCGAGGAGCAGGGCGAGGCCCGAGACTTCGCCAACGCGACGCGAGCCGATGTGACCACGGCACTCCAGAGCATCGCCGTCCTGCAAGCGAAGACGGGGATCACGCCCCCGAAGGGCCGATACGGCTCCGGGCAGGGCGGCGGCGAGTAGCCCATGGACCCCACGGCCGCTCTCGACGCCGTGGCGGACACGGACCTCGACGACGCGACCGTGACCGTCGTCACCTGCGT